CGGATATAAAGTGTGATGCCTTTTCTCGAAAGTCCGTTATACTTGCTTCTTGTGTGTGTTTTTTCTTAAAATCAGTCGGTTGTCAATGACTTCCTTTTTATTGACGTGGGTAGATATATTGGTTAATATTGCTTAATGCTTATTAATATTGTTGCTATTTTGTTACTCGTAATAATATGTTTTGTTATCTTTGCAACAATAATTGCCAACTATGAAAACCGCGAAAATAAAAGAACCCGTAAAGATTCGGTGTAAAAACCTGGCCGGTGGCAACAAGTCCATATACCTCGACATTTATCAGAAGGGGCGCCGTAAATACGAATTTCTTCAATTGTATCTTATCCCGGAAACATGTCCGGGAGATCGGGTCAGAAATGAGCAGACTCTCGCTGTGGCGAACGCGGTGAAGGCACAGCGTATTGTGGAAATGCAAAATATTGCGCATGGATTTTCGCCTGCAAAATCCCGGTCGAAATTGTTATTGACGGACTTCCTGGCGAATGAGCAAGATCACTATTACCAAAAGGATAGCCGTTCCTACGGAGATCTTGTTGGGATAATGGCTGGGCATATCAGGCACTATGCCGGAAACAATGTTTTGCTTCGAGATGTAGACCGCAAATTCATAGAGGGTTTTATATCGTATTTGCGCCGGATCCGCCGCAAAAATGGGGAGCTGTTGAGCGAATCCACCCAGAACCTATATTTAAGGGTGCTGGGTGTGGTTTTAAACCGGGCTGTCCAAGACGACCTGATCGATAAGAATCCCGTTAAGAACATTTCCCTGGAAGATAGGCCGCAGGCAAAAAGCAAGGGCCGCGAATTTTTGACATTAGATGAAGTGCGCAAACTGTCTTCTGCTCCATGCCCTCATGAAGGGTTGAAGCAGGCATTTTTGTTTGCGTGTTTTTGCGGATTGCGTTTGTCTGACATAAACGCCCTTTCCTGGGAGAACATCCGCGAAATGAGTGACGGGATGATGCAAATTGAAATTATCCAGGAAAAGACCCGGGAGGAAGTGCATATTCCGCTTGGGGAGAATGCCCTGGCATTATTGCCTCCCAAAACCGAAGACAGGGGCTTATTATTTAAGTTACCCCATAGGATAACGATGTATAAATACCTGAACGATTGGGCAAGAAGCGCGAAAATAACCAAACACCTCACTTTTCACGTAGCCAGGCATACCTGTGCTACTATGTTATTGACATATGGTGCAGATATTTATACGGTTAGTAAATTACTGGGGCACGCAAACGTCAAAACAACCCAGATCTACGCAAAAATCGTGGATGAAAAGAAGTTTGCAGCTGTGAATTTGATCCCCACTTTATAACAA